GTTGGTAAAGAAGGCCGTGCAGCGATACTTCGTGAAGTGGCTAAGAGTTTGCAAATGCCTGTGGATGAAATCGTTCCTTCTAGGGAGAAAGGAAGTTACCAGACTAGGATGGCTAAAGAGTTTGCGGCTGAACAAGCACAGCAATCTCCTACACCTACCCAGCCAGATGGCTCCCCTAAAGGAGGAATGGAAGCAAACACAGTTAGTAACCGTAACACTGGAGGTAAGTCTTGATTAGACCAGACCCAGAAGTTATTAAGGCTTTAGCCGTATTGGCACGCCAACACCCCCCAGCACTGGAATGGCTGAAGGGATGGTTAGACCATGAGTTAAAGCAGCTACCCAATGTTACTCAAAACGTGTCACTTGCACAGGGGCGGTGTCAAGTTTTGAAAGAAATATACACTTTAGTAAAAGAGTCCCCTGATAACGCAGCAAAGTCATGACGACAGCTGTTAATTAACGCATACCGTTAGGAGCGAAACATTATGTCATTACCAAAGCAAGTTCAAAAACAATCTGAGGATGTACAAGCGTTGTATAAAGAACTTAACAAAGAAACAGCGGAAGCACCTGCTGGTTTAGATTCAGGAGAAAAAGTGCCTGAAGAAAAACAAGCTGAAACTACCACTGAAGTACCTGTTGAGGAAGATACAACTGCAACTTCCGACAGTGTAGAAAAACAAGCAACTGAGTCTGAGGCTGAAGAGCACAGCACAACAGACACAAAAGAAGAAAAAGATACATGGGAACAAAAGTATAAAACATTACAAGGCATGTATAATAAAGAAGTTCCGAGCTTAAGTGCTCAGAACAGACAATTAAACGGCCGTGTTTCTCAATTAGAAACTTTGTTAGGAGACCTTAACAAACAAGCAGAACCAGTGCAGGAGGCACCAGTCGAGAAGTTAATTACGGAAGACGATGTTAAAGAGTACGGTGATTCTATTGATGTTATGCGTAGAGCAGCAAAGGAAGAAGTAGCAGGAGAATTGGCTCGTGTTAGACAACTGGAAGCGGAAATAGCTAAGTTGAAAGGCGTAGTACCACAGGTACAACAAGTCCAACAACAACAAAAAACTAGTTCTGAAAAACAGTTTTGGGATACTTTAAACCATGAAGTACCTAATTGGAACGAAATTAATAGTGACCAAGACTTTCAGTCATGGCTGCTTGAGATTGACCCCCTTACAGGTATTACTCGCCAAACTTATTTAGAAGACGCACAGCGTAAACTAGATGTTAGTAGGGTAGTAAATTTCTTTAAAGCTTTTGGGAAGGATATAGGTAAAGATGATAATGCTCGTGGAAAAGGTTCTACGCAATCTGCAGAATTACAAAAACAAGTTGCCCCAGGACGAGGACGTGCTGGACAACCTGTAAGTAATGATGGCAAAACTTATACACCGAAAGACATTGAAAAATTTTTTAAAGATGTTAGAACGGGTAAGTATAAGGGAAGAGATGATGAGCGTAACCGAATGGAACGTGACATTTTCGCTGCACAGCGGGAAGGTCGCATAGTTAATTAATAGTAAAAGGAGGCTATTATGGCTTTTGCAACATCTCCAGGTCATCCAACGTATACAGGAAACTTTATACCTGAAATTTGGTCTGGAAAATTAATTGAGAATTTCTATGATGCTACTGTGTTATCAGCAATCTCAAACACTGACTACGAAGGTGAAATTCGTAACATGGGTGATACGGTCAATATCCGTACAACTCCAGAAATCACCATTAAAACATACGTTAAAGGTCAAACTTTAGCGGTTGAAAACCCAGATAAACCAAAATTACAATTATTAATCGACAAAGGCGAATACTTCGCTTGTGTTGAAGATGATGTAGATGAGGTACAATCAGACATTGCAATGATGGACCAATGGTCTAAAGACGCTTCAGAGCGTATGAAGATTAAAATTGACCAACGTGTATTAACTGATTTGTTAACTGGTGTACATGCTAGTAATAAAGGACAAACAGCTGGAGCTATCTCTGGTAACATTGACCTTGGTGTAGCAGGTACTCCAGAAGCACTTACTACTTCAAATGTAATTGGTAAAATTGTTGACATGGGTACAGTTCTTGACGAAGCTAACTGTCCTGAACAGGGTCGTTTTTTATGTATCCCTGCTAAGATGGCTGGTTTAATCAAGCAATCAGACTTAAAAGATGCATCTATTACTGGTGACGGAAATTCACCATTAAGAAATGGTCGTTTAGGTATGATAGATAGATTTACAGTATATGTAAGTCATAACCTTTATAAGAACGGAAGTGAGTTTAGCGTTATTGCTGGACACACAATGGGGTTTACATTTGCGTCACAAATGACAAATATGGAAACAATTCGTTCAGAAACAACTTTTGGTAACATCATTCGTGGTCTTCAAGTTTACGGTTATAAAGTCGTTAAACCTGAAGCTCTTGCTACAATGATTGTTACAGTTTAATAGGAGGCTAACATGGCTGCATATACAGACTCGCATGGCTTTGATAAAGGTTCTGCGGCACATCCTGCTCAGGGCGTTAACAGAGTCGGCTACATGGAAGTAAATTTAAACTTCGCTACTATAACTGCGGACAGAGCTACAGCAGGTGCTACGGCACTAGCGGCTGGAGATTCTATCGAAGTACTTAGCGTACCAGCGAACACTTTAGTGTTGGCGGTAGGTGCAACTACAGTAACTGCAGAAGGTGCGGCATCAACATTTGACATCGGTTTAACTGGTGGTGATGTTGATTTGTTTGTTGATGGAGGTGATGCTAACTCAGCGGGAACCACTTCATCAAACGGTGCAGGGCTAGATGGCGATAACCAAAGCCATTACTTTGCAGCTGCAGACACTATTGATATGCTTATTGGTGTATCAGGTGCTGTAACTGACACCGCTGTAATTAAAGTATGGGCGGTTGTTGTTGACTGTTCATAATAAAACATAGCAACGGTCGGAGGGTAACTATAACCCTCCGACTAACTAAATGGAGGCAAAAATGGCAGGAAGATGGTTAAGAAATAAAAAAGATGGTGAAATTTATGGGTGGAATGAAATACTTTCAGAAAACCCAGACACTGAAGAAGTGACTGAAGAACAGGCTTTTCCAGAAAGATTTATACCAAAAAAACAAAAAGCAAGAAAAACTAAAGTTAAATTAAAAACAGAAGTAATACCTGAAGACGAAAAAGCTGTTAACATAGAGTTAGCAGAAGAAGCAACTAAAGGTATAGATAAGAAGAAATGATTTTAAATGATGTCATTACTGAAGTTAGAAGAATATTACAGGATGAAAACAGTCCACAAAGGTATTCTGACACTGTACTTTTAGGGTTTGCAAACCAAGCTTTAAAACGTATTGCAGTAATTAGACCTGATTTATTTGCTTATATGGGTACAGTTGCATGTACACAAAATGAAGTACTGCAATCAACTCCAAGCGATTCTATAAGACTAATCGAAGTATTTTCTGTTCAAGGAGGTAATGGGGTAACGGAAGTTAATAGAGAAGTATTAGACCAGTCATACCCTCAATGGGTTTCTGATACTGCAGGTGCTTGTAAAAATTTTATGAGACATGCTAGAAATCCAAATAAATTTTTTATATACCCTAAAGCTCCAGCTAATCAAACATTAGTTGTAGAGTATTCGCAATCTCCTCAAGTTTATGACGGCACAACGACAGTAGCTTTACTACCAGACGCTTTTTTACCAGCTGTTGTAGACGGTACAGTATTTTTAGCTGAGTCTATTGATAACGAACATGTTAATTCAGGTAGAGCAGACTTATTTTTAAGGTCGTTTACACAAGCATTAGGTGTTTCAGCTTCTAATAGAATATTTACAGACACAGAAGCAGGTGGGTTACAACCCGTTAACAAACAAAAGATTGAAGAGGACCTCACATAATGGCTGGAACTAGAACATTTATTGATATTGTAAATAGATTATTACCAAGTGTACCTGGGTGTCCAACACCTGTTGTAGAAAATTATGTTCGTGATGCAGCAATCGAAGCGTGTGAACGTACTCTAGCTTGGAGGTATGAACAACCACGAATACGTTTGGTTGTGGGTGCCCATGATTATATATATGAAAGTCCTAGTAATGCTGAAGTGCATGCTTTTATTACAGCTACTGTAAATGATGAAGTATTAACTCCTGTTACATTAGATAAGTTATATGAATTATACCCTAAATGGCCAAACCAACCCACTACATCAAGAGCGAAACCTAGGCATATAGCCCAATTAGACCCAGACCATTTTTCAGTTGCACCTGTACCTGACGATACTGAGTCATATGATGTAAGAATGATTGTGTGTTTAAAACCATTAAGAACAGCAGATAGTATGGATAAGTCTGTTTTAGATGAATTAGAAAATGTTATTATGCATGGAGCACTACAGCATTTGTTGGTATTACCTGACAATAACTGGAGTGATAGAGAACTAGCTTCTTATCATGCAAAACAATTTGCATTTAAGTTATCAGAGCGTAGAGCTAGAGCTAATCTAGGTGCAGGGCGAGCATCTATAAGAATTAAAGGACAACCTTTTGGGTAGTGAAATATGGCAGATGTAATTAAATTAGTAAAAGGAGATGAGTTACCGTTAATTATATTAACTTTAACTGATGATGTAGCTAACACAGCACTAGATTTATCGGCTGGGACTACTTCAGTAACTGTAAAATTTAAAGCTGTAGGTGGAACATCAGTGTTATCTACAATAAGTTGTGCAAAAACAACAGATGGCTCAGATGGTAAGATACAATTTAGTTTTTCAGGTGGTGTATTAGATGTTGATGAAGGTTCGTATGAAGGAGAGATTATAGTTAATTATAATGGTAGCTTACATACAGTATATGATTTATTAAAATTTAGAGTAAGGAGTAGTTTCTAGTGGCTAATATAAGACTTACATCCGCTTTAGCAGCAACAGCCATATCATTTACAGTAAGTGTTAGTAGCATTTCTTCAGCTGTATCTGGTGAAACAGAAGTTGTTGCGTCTTCAGCTTTAGGAACAAGCATATCATTTAGCCATGAATTAATACCAACTAGAACTATAGCAGGTATTTCAGTTAGTATATCAGAAGTAGATATAAAAACTGTAAGTTCTGTTTTAAGTGACACACCATCTATAACAGAAAGTCCAGCTATAAATGTAAGTCAAGTTTCTACTGATTCATTTTCTGTATCAGATGCTCCAGTATTTAATCTTTCACAAGTTCTAGCTGATACAGCTACTATTTCAGCAACACCAAGTAAAATATTTCAATCTGAAGTTGATTTTGATTTATCTGATTCTGATATAGACCCAGACCCAGTTACTGTGTCTGATGTTATTGTTGTTCAGTTTGAATATGATTTAGCAGATACACCATCTATAGCAGATTCACCAGCATTAAATGTAACACCTGCAGGTAAATCAGATAGTTTTTCTGTTTCAGATTCACCAGTGTTACAACCAAGTTTAGCACCAACAGATAGTGTTACACCTGGGGACAGCGGTGGATTAGTAATCAATTACGTGTATACTGATGTAGATGACACTACATTAGGAGGACATTATTTTAACCAAACTCCAATTAATCCTGGAGGGTATGAATAGAGGATAAATTATGATAAGTGATTTAATAAAAATTAAAGGTGATTTAAAAATTACAGTCACCAATCCAGAAGGTAAAATTAAACAGGAAGTAGAAGTTCCTAATTTAGTTGTTACTACAGGAAAAAACTTTATTGCATCTAGAATGAAAGATGCTAGTGCTACTGCTATGACACATATGGCTATTGGCACAGGTAGTACTTCAGCAGCAGCTGGGAATACAGCTCTTGGCAGTGAAGCAGGACGAGTAGCACTTACGTCTACAACTGTTACTGATAATGCTGTAGCTTACGTTGCGTCTTTTCCAGCAGGAACAGGCACTGGAGCAATAACTGAAGCAGGACTACTTAATGCAAGTTCAAGCGGAACTTTGCTATGTAGGACTGTGTTTTCTGTAATTAATAAAGCTTCTGGGGATACATTAGGTATTACTTGGACTGTAACTGTAAGTTAATAAAAGGAGATTTGTTTAATGACTGTTCTATTTAAAAACAATGCTCATTCAACATTAGCTTCCAGCATTACGGATTCTGCTACAAGTATTACTCTTGCATCAGGTCATGGAAATGCTAGGTTTCCAGTTACAGCAAGCCCAAATTATTTTTACGCAACTCTTATAGATGGTTCAAATAACTTAGAAGTTGTAAAATGTACTGCAAGGTCTAGTGATGTCCTTACAGTTGTTAGAGCTCAAGAAGGTACCTCAGCAAGAGCTTATTCTACAGGTGATAGAATAGAGCTTAGAATTACAGCACAAGGTTTAGAAGATTTAAATGGTACACGAGCTAGTGAATATAAATCAGATTGGGGTAGTTCATCAGCCCCTATAACTCATACTGTAACTGTTGGAACTAAAACAGGTGCACATCCGTATACAGGCGTAGGTTCTAGTAATGCTTATTTTATAGACAACATAGAGTCGCCTGTTCTAGCGTTTGATGGTGCAGATACAGGCAAAACTTATTACTATAGGTTTGACCAAGCTGATGCAAGTAATGACGGACACCCTTTAAGATTTTATTTAAACGCTGCAAAAAGCACAGCTTATACAACTAATGTAACAACAAATGGTACACCTGGTACTGCTGGTGCATACACACAGATTCAAGTAGATGAGTACACTCCAAACCTATTGTACTATCAATGTAGCAGTCATGCTCACATGGGTAATTACATACATCATATTTCTAATATGCATAATAGCAATGGCGTGTTGTTTAAAATGCCAACATCAGATGGTTCTGCTGGACAAATATTAAAAACTGATGGCTCTGGAGTATTAAGTTTTGTAGCAGCAGCAACAGCTACATACCCAACCGTTACAGGAGTAACTCCTTCAGCTACAGGTAATACTGCGGGTAACCTTGTTATTGCGGGGACAAATTTTGTTGTAGGGTGTCATGTAGAATTTATTAACTCATCTGGGGTTATAACCCTACCAAACAGTATTGTTAGGGATTCAGCTACACAGCTTACAGTTAATGCAACATTAGGCACAGATGGCACATATTTTATTAGAGTTGAAAACCCTGATGGTTTAGCAGCTCGTAGCTCATCAGCAATACTTACAGTCTCAGATGCACCTACATGGTCTACGTCTGCTGGAAGCTTAGGCGAGGTTGCAGCAGGGGCATCAGTATCTTTAGATGTAGATGCCTCATCAGACTCAACAGTAGCGTTTAGCGAAACTACAAGTGTGCTAACCAGTAATACTGACACACCTGCAAGTACCATGAATTTAACTCTCAACTCGTCTACAGGTGCAATTACAGGCACAGCTCCTAACGCAACGAGTGATACAACATATAATTTTACCTTACGAGCAACAGATGCAGAATCGCAAACAGCAGACAGGGCATTTAGTATTACAGTAGCGGTAGGAATTAACAACTCAGGACAATTTAACTAATGGCAAATTCATACTTAACAAAAGATTTTGGTAGTGCGGGGAATAGAAAAACAATGACTTTTAGCTTTTGGGTTAAAAGAAATGTTATTGGCTATGGTGGAGATACTCAAGAACTATTTATAGGAGATGCACAATCTTCATATCCATCACACTTTATTGATTTTGATAGTGCTAATAAATTAGATATTAGGAGTCAAGATGGGGTAAGTGGTGCAACACTTAGGTTTACATCAGTTAGAGAATTTATAGATACAACGGCTTGGTATCATGTTGTCGTAGCAATAGATACAACACAAGCGAGTGCTGGAGATAGGTGTAAAGCATGGGTAAATGGAGAACAAATAACAGCATGGGGTACATCAACTCAGTCAAATGGATTTGGACAAAACAGCGATACTAATTTTAACTCAGGTGCAAGTACAGAATATATAGGTAAACATTATAATTTCCATTCTAATTTTAACTTAGCTCATTATCATTTTGTAGATGGCACAGCTTTAACACCATCAACTTTTGGTGAAACTGATAGCACTACTGGAATATGGAAACCAAAAACTAATCCATCGGTTACTTACGGCACACATGGGTTCTTTCTTAAATTTGAAAATGCTGGTGCATTAGGTACTGATTCATCAGGAAACTCCAAAACATGGACAGTTAATGGCAATCTCAAACAATCTATATCAACACCTAATAATAAATTTCCAAACTTAAACCCAAGAGGTACACATACCGATTATGATACTCCAGTTTATAATCTTAATGCTGGAACTACTGCTTTAATGACAACAGGTGTAAACAGAGTACAACCTATAGATATGTGTTTTCAAGGTGGTAAATGGTATTGGGAGTGTAAGATTGAAAAAGCAAATAACTCATCAACACTTGGTGTATATATGACTGACTTCTCATCTCCAAAAAGAATAGAACAATTTAATGCTGACTTAGCTTTACAATCTGCTGCTAATGGTGGTAAACGAGCAGTTAGTTTTTTAGCAGATGCTAGTTCATCTAAAATTCAAAATGCTGGTAGCACAGTAACTTATGGTGCTAACTGTAGTGATGGAGATATTATTATGTTCGCCTTTGATTCAGCTACAGGCAAGGTATGGACAGGTAGAAATGGAACTTGGAACAATGCACCTGGAACATCTAATGTTGGTAATCCAGCAGCTGGTACTTATGATAGTGGTACAGTATTAACAAACACAGATAATGATTTAATGTCATTTTATATTAGTGGTCGTTCATCAGATTCAACAAACAGATATATGTATATAAATTTTGGACATGGCTACTTTGGAACTACAGCAGTCGCATCAGCAAATGCAGATGGTAATGGTAAAGGCTCGTTTGAGTATGCACCACCTAGTGGATTCTTAGCTTTATGTAGCTCAAACATTCAATCAGACGGAGGATAATATGGCAACATTTACAAAAATAGCAAAACCATCAGCACACCATGACGAAGTATTATATGCGGGTAGTGATAGTAACCAAACCATTACTGGTTTAGGTTTTCAACCTGATTGGTTACACATAAAAAACAGAGTAGAGAATGGAGACGGATATCATAATGTTTGTGATACTGTTAGAGGTCTTAGCAACAATTCATTCTTCAATAGAACAGATGGAACAAATAGTAATAGCAGAGTAACTGCGGTTACTTCAGATGGATTTACTTTAGCTGGAGATTTAAAATACACTAATAATGCAGACGCTGGATTTATTGCACATTGTTTTAAACTAGCTGGTTCAACAACTACCAATGACGCTAGTGCTACAGGCGTTGGCACAATAGATTCAAGTTATCGTGCAAACCAAGACTCAGGTATATCAGTAGTTACTTGGACAGGCACAGGTGCAAATGGCACTATAGCTCATGGGTTAGGCAAAGCACCTGACTGTATAATAATGAAAGAT